AATCGGCTCACCTTTGACACATGCAGACTTCGCCTTCTCTGCTGTGGCTTTATCCCAGTGATTGTCAGCAGCATTGTTCCAGACTCCATCTATGTATTCATGGACTCTGTAGTCGCCAAATTTTTCGTTCTTTTAAGTGGTTCCCATCCCACCCAGGTGATTAGAGACTGGATTCAACCTTCTCGATTAGGGTGAAGAGTTCCTCATCTTCGGGAGCCTGGAAGGTGGTGTCACTGAGCTCCTGGTGAACATTCGAGCGAACAGGTGCTCCGAATGACAGGCAGTTCCTAATGACTGCCTTGATCAACTGAGTCCGCTCTTGGTTGGTATCGATTTTTCCCTGGTCGAGACTAATAGGGAAGTCACCAGCGGAGACTACGTAGTCCCCGAACTTCTTGCCCAGACGTTTGGCGTTTTCGAGGTCATACTCGACAGGGTGTCCCTGTACGTGGGTGGATACTACAGCTTCCTGGCGACCTGCTGCAGTAGGATCAAAGGAGAGCAGGTTGTATTTCTCGTCTGAGACTAAAGGGAATATTTCAAACTTGTTAAGGTACTTTGTACCATTTTTGTCAGAGGCATACCCAAGGGTGCCATTGACAACGTGCCATCCTGAAAACCCAGGTGCGGATTCAATGCTCGCAATTTCTGCATTATAGGATCCGGAGTGGTTTACGCTCCACGATTTATGGAGATTGCGTTGAGCTGGGCTAACCCATTTAAGGGCATCAGCAATTAGGGAGAAGGTGCGAATGTAGGTGAGGTGCATTTTCTGTCAGTATTTGTAGACTTCCTGGAACTGCCAGGGCAGGCGTTGAATCATTCAACAGCATCCATCTTTGGTATTATTTTCAATCTGTCAACACAAACTGAAAACTTTTTTTCGATCAGAACCAGTCATAGGTGCTAGTATAAGGTTTTCATAGATTTCCTGTCTGGGTGCGGTTTAATCCTCAATAATTGCTCATTGGGTATGTCCCAGACAGGATATGGTAGGGAGGGCGTTGGTTCCCAGATGAGACTCATAACCTCATCCACACTGGTTCGATTCCAGTCCCTGCTCCCAATTTTTTCGTATAAACACATGAGTGAACTGACAGGTGAAGAGTTAAATCAAATCAGAAGACGTAATTTCGGGGAGTATGTGGTGAGTACTCCAGGATTAGGCCCCTTCGATGCATTTCGGATGGTAGATGGTGTAGACCAGAACCCGGATATTGCGGACTGGGTGAAGGACATGTTTACCAGCAAGCAGTTGGGTTTCTTTACTGAAAAGACTCCAGCCAGCGTGGGTAAATATTGGCTCAAGACTAGTGGACCGCCTGTCCTTATGCAGCAAGGCGATTGGTTTGTGAAGGTCTGCGATGATCCGCTGACCATCAATCGATATCCAGACGCAATTTTCCAAATCATGTTCGGGGCGAAGGAAGTCCTGGCCCCAAATGGAGTGGAAGAGCCGATGACCCGGGTAATTGAACTCTACTCTCCTTCTGCGGAGGCAGCAACCCTATCTGGAGAGATCGCAGCCTACATGGAAACCTCCTACAAGGACTGGATGTCCAAAGCCTACTACCACTACATGGAGATCATCAAGGATATGCTAATCCGTGGTCCAATTCTGGACCGAATTAAGCCCATCCAGGAGTACACGGACAAACTGGAGGCGAAAGGTGGTCAGATCACTAAGGCAAAATATTTCAAACTTCTGAAGCGGGGCATGCAGATGCTCAATCCAGACGTAAATTGATGGAGCGGCACGGGTATGCATTTCCTGATGAATGGGATGACCTTCGGATAGAACTATGGTGTCTGGCGAATGCTGAAGATACGCATCTACACTTGAAACACTGTATGATGCTTCTCTGGCCTCACCTTTACCAAGGGGAAATTGCTCCAGGTGTACCGAGGTGGAGAGAGGATTTGGAATTGATGACATGGGCGTGGTCTAATTACCGGACGATGACAGTGATCGGACACGCCAGTGCTGGAAAATGCTTAAAAGTTAATACAGAAGTATTAATGTTTAATGGCGAAAAGAAAAAAGTGCAAGACATAAAACGAGGAGATTTGCTAATGGGTGATGATTCTACTCCTCGTAAAGTCCAAGGGGTCTGCACTGGTCGAGAGGAAATGTTTAAGATCATTCCCAGCAAAGGCGATCCCTGGGTTTGCAATCGCAGTCACATTCTCTCTCTCAAAGCATCCTACGTCCCAAAAAAGAACACAGACTTTGAAAAGGGAGATGTTCGTGATGTGCCTCTGGAAGAGTTTTTGACTTACGGCGAGACTAAGCGACGAGTCTGGAAGCAATATCGGGTCGGAGTGGATTTTCCTAAGCAGAAAGAGCCGCTTTTGATCGATCCATATATCCTTGGGGTATGGATTGGTGACGGCACAAAGGGAGAGCTAGAAATCACAAAACCAAAAGGCAAGGTAGTTGATGAGTGGATTAACTATTGGTCATCTCGTGGACTATCAGTTTCAGAATACCAAGTAAAAGACCGTTGCAAAAGATGGAGAGCAGTTAACAAAGAAAGGCACGGTGACTATCGTCAATTTATTCGAGGACTTGCGACGACTGGTCAAAAGATAATCCCGCAAGAATACCTCCTGGCATCCAGAGAAAGACGCTTAAGATTACTAGCTGGATTGATAGACACTGATGGGTATGTAGACAAGAATGCTTATGCCATCACCACAAAATGGAAGGGACTTGCTGATCAAATTCTATTTTTGGCAAGATCTTTAGGTTTTGGGGCAAACCTCACTGAGACTACTGGGAAAATTAAATCACTGGGCTTTGAAGGGACTTACTGGAATGTTCATATTTCCGGTGAGGTGCAAAATATACCTACTCTTGCTAAAAAAGCGGAGGGGAAAATATCAAGAGATCCATTACTCCAGGAGATCCGAGCGGAATCATTAGGCGAAGGTACTTACTATGGGTTTGAGATCGATGGAAATCGGAGGTTCCTACTTGGAGACTTCACCGTCACTCACAATACCCATACGCTGGCCCATATCGCTTACACGCACTACCTTTCTGATGCTGCCAACACGATTATTACGCTGACCTCCACTCACCTACCAGGTCTCAAAAAGAGGTTATGGTCAGATATCGTATCCGCTCATAAAACCTCAGTCTTGGGGGAGCTCATGCATGTAAAGACGTATGACATGACGATGCGTCCAATGGATAATCCAAAAGAGGACAAATATGTCATTGAGGGAATTGCAGTAGACCGTGGCGAAGAGGCGGTAACCCGGATCCAGGGCAATCACTCCAGGGACCATCGATATGTGATTATTGATGAGGCGGAAGGTACGCACCAGGCGATCTTTGATGCAGCATCCAACTTGATGACAGATAACGACTTTCGTTGGGCAATGTTGGCGAACCCCGAGAATGAAAATGGAGAGTTTGGGACCTGGTGTGAACCGACACGCGGTTGGAACTCCATTGATGCAGAGCAGGATCTCTACTGGGAGACTGCTAGAGGTGGTGTGTGTGTTCGATTGGACGGGTTAAAATCGGCAAACTTTCGGAATCCTCCACCAGAGGGAAAGAAACCATACTTTCCATTCCTGATTGATCAAAATTACGTGGATAGAATCAAAACATCCTACGGTTTTGAATCACCCCGGTGGTGGATTTTCGTGCGTGGTTGGTTTCCTCCAGCCGGATCAATGGGGACGATCTTTTCTCGGAACATCCTGGCTCAAGCAGTGGAGCCGATTTTCTACAACTACCCACCTACGCCATGTGCTGCATTGGACCCTGCTTTCGAGGGTGATGATGAATGTATGCTCCAATTTGGAGAGTACGGGGAGGCGAATGGATCCAGGTTTGCGTTCAATTTTAAGGAAGAGCAGGCAGTAAAGGCGAAAGTTCGGCCCGGAGGTGAACCATTGGACTACGTCATTGCTCATGAAGTTATGAACCAATGTGACGCCAGGGGTGTAAAGCCGGAAAACTTCATCATGGACACTACTGGTGCTGGCCGGGGCGTTTATGCGATCCTTCGCAAGGAGTGGGGGAAAGTCGAAAAGTGCGATTTTTGGGGAAAACCGAGTGATCGACGCCTTCGGGCATTTGATGACATGACCTGTGGGGACCAGTTTGATCGATTTGTTACGGAGCTTTGGTTTTCTTGCCGAATATTCATGGAATCTGGTTTGATTGGTGGAGTCACAATGGATTTCAAGAAGTTGCGGGAGCAATTATCCGCCCGGAGGTTCGAGATTAAGTCCAAAAAGGAATCTATCGAGACCAAGAAGGATATGAAAAAACGGTTAGGCTACTCGCCTGACCATGCGGACGCATTTGTACTATTTACTGAGCTCCTGAAGCGTAAAGGAGCAGTCACCGGTGAGGAAAAACTCCCTGAAAACGAGGATGAATCACAGTGGGACCGAGCTAGGGCCTACAGCGATGTAGCAGAGGAGAGTTTTGCACATGGATTTGCATAAAATCAGATGGTTGCGGACTACGCACTTGATTCCCCCGGGTGGATGGAAATTCAAGGACCCAGACAGTCAGCTACCTATCACCGCACCGACTTTCGAGGCACTCAAGGAACGAGTCATCACCCACCGGACTTACCTGGGGAATGACACCAGCAATTACCCGGATGAGATTGAGCATCAAATTTGTTCAGAGATTCCTGAGTCCTGGTGGCAGGACAAACCGAGAACTGTATCATGAACGACCTGAGTGAAATTACGAACGAACGGAGAGTAGGAACAGTAGTTTCTGCAAATACTCTCTACCAGAAACTAAAGAAAAAGGGTGATGAGCGGGAACGTGGATTTGCCTCCATCGAAAACCAGATCAATGGTGGACGCCCCTATGATCCTCAAAAGCTGGCGGAGCAGGGGCAATCCTGGCGAGCAAACTTCAATTTTGGAGATGCTGCCAGTGCGTTAGAGCAGGCCCAGGTCTCCTACTGGAGGTTGCTGCACGATACATCCAACCTTCTGAATGTGGAAATCCACGGAGACCATCAACATAAGGATCGATGGTCTCAAACCTTGGTGCATAATTTTAACCGATTCATTGAAGACTGGGGTGATGAGTATGTTCTGAACTATCTCCAATTTTCACGAAACCATTTAATGTATGGAGTTGGTCCTGTCATTTTCCCAGATAAAGACTCAGCCCGATGGGAACCTATAAGAACAAATGGTGTCCTCGTCCCTGAACGAGCAAAATCTGCATCCAGTAAGCAGGAAATCGTCTGCATCCGCCAGGAAATGCAAGTGTCTGAACTCTGGGAGAAGATTCGGACCGATAAAGCAAAGGGGCATAACACAACCCGTGGCTGGAAGGTAAAAGAGATCCGGGATGTTTTGTATCACACTCTGAGAAACGGACAGAAGGCATCCAGTGAGGATGACCTAATAAAGATGGAGGATAGTATCCGAAATCGGAGCACTGAGGTCTCTGAGGAGCATGGTGCTATCAATATGGTCTACCTCTATGTAAAAGAGTGGGACGGAAAAGTCAGCAAGATGATGTTCTGCGAGGACAACCCTACTGCAGGTTTCGTTTTTGATGATCATGATACCGCATTCCGAAGTGATTCAATCGATGACGATATTAGTTTTGTCTTCTTTGAAGTCGGGAATGGACTTTACCATTCCGTCAGAGGATTTGGATACAAAAACTACCAAACCAGCATCGCATCGAATCGATTGAAGTGTAAAGTACTGGACCGTTGCACCATCGAAGGTCTCAATTTTCGGGATACCTCCGAAGGGACTCGGACTATCCTGCCGATTGTGAACATGGGTGCGTACAATATCGTGCCGAGAGATTTGGAGCAATTGCCAAACTATCCGGGCTCGTCATCAATT